GTTAAACTGAAAAGTCCAAGTGATTTCAAACCTGGTACTAAAGTAGCTCGATTGATTGAGAAGCCTGTGTGGTTGGTTGAAATTGTTATGCCAAAGAGTCTAATGACAGATATCCGCACCGGGTCAATTGAACTGGAAGATGAAACTGTGGATCTACAGGATCTTGATGATGCTTACAGTGAAGATTTGGATCAGCAAGCAGTAATGGATCAAGAAACACAACAGTACTACGACAATTACTTTAGTCTTTTTATTACAGATGGTTGGAAACAGTTAATAAAAGAGTTTGCTAACAATGCCGTGCAAATTAACAGCGTAGAAGCAACTAAAGATGTTAACGATATGTTTTTTCGTAAGGGTCAACTAAACGTATTAGCCCACTTACTAAACATGGAAACTATTGTTAACACTAATTACGAGGAAGCTAGTAAGCCTTCTGAAGAAGATGATTAAAGTATTTGATTTTCGTTGTACTAATGGACATATATTTGAAGAATTTGTAGACAGTAGCACTACTTCTAGTAGGTGCAGATGTGGTGCTAACGCTACAAAAATTGTCTCAGCTACTCAGCATATCCTAGATGGGTCATCAGGGGATTTCCCCGGACGACACATGAAATGGGTAAGAGAACACGAGAAAGCTGGGCAAAAGAGCAGGGAATCTCAATAGAGGTAACTCCCATTTTATTTCTCCATAACCTTTACAGGCGGGGTAAGTTTAGAAATGTCACGAGCAACATTAATTGATGAGCGTCAGGAAGAAGAGTTAGATCAACTAGAGCAGGATACTGTAGAGACTCCCGAAGCGGAACAACCTCAAGAAGTATCAAACATTCCAGAAAAGTATCGTGGTAAGTCTGTCGAAGATCTTGTACAGATGCACCAAGAGCTTGAGAAGTTTTCAGGCAAACAGAGTACGGAAGTTGGAGAGCTAAGAAAAGTTGTTGATAACTACATCCAGACTCAACTCTCAACACAACAAGCACCTCAACAACAGCAATATCAAGGCGATGAAGATGATGTAGATTTCTTTGTTGATCCCAAAACCGCTGTTAGTCGAGCTATAGACAATCACCCGAGAATCAAAGAAGCGCAAGCGTATACTGAGCAGTACAAAAAACAGTCAACGTTAGCACAACTTCAACGACAGCATCCCGATATGGAATCTGTACTACAGGATCCTAAGTTTGCTGAGTGGATTAAAGGGTCAAAGGTCAGAACACAGTTGTTTGTTCAGGCTGACCAAATGTACGACTACGATGCTGCTGACGAACTGTTTACGCTCTGGAAAGACCGTAATCAAGCCGTTAAGCAGACAGCCCAGGCAGAGCTTGTGGCGCGTAAGAGTGCAGTTAAGTCAGCAAACACAGGCAACGCTCGCGGAACAGCAGAGGGATCACGCAAGAAAGTTTATCGTCGTGCTGACATTATTAAACTTATGCAAACCGACCCTGATCGCTACATGGCACTACAGCCTGAAATCATGGCAGCCTATGCAGAGAAGAGGGTCAAATAGCCTAAAGGAGAATTATTATGGCTGATGAAACCTCTGGTGCTTATCCATTAGCTAATGGATTTGTAGACAAAACCGCAGCTGGTACTTTCATTCCAGAAATCTGGAGTGATGAGATCATTGCTGCTTACCAAAAGAACCTGAAAATGGCTCCCCTTGTCAAGCGTCTGTCGATGTCTGGCAAGAAGGGTGACGTTATTCACATCCCTAAGCCCGTTCGTGGTGCTGCATCTGCTAAGGCAGAAGCTGCTGCAGTTACGATTCAGGCTAACCTTGAGACAGAATTGACTGTCACTGTAGACCGTCACTTTGAGTACTCACGTCTGATCGAGGACATCGTAGAAGTACAGGCTCTGTCTTCTCTGCGACAGTTCTACACCGAAGACGCTGGCTACCAGCTTGCTCTGAAGGTAGACACTGACCTGATGAACGCTGCTACTGGTTTTGGCACGGGTACACGCACTGATAACCCGACTGATGGTGCTGCTTGGGAAGGTTCCACTTGGTTCAACGACGCTGGAACTACTACCACGGCGTTTACTGATGACACGATGCTTGCGGCTGACGTATTTACCGATGCGTTTTTCCGCGACATGATTCAGAAGATGGACGATAATGACGTTCCTATGGAAAACCGCGTGTTGGTTATTCCGCCTGTTCTTAAGAATACTTTGACAGGCATTGAGCGTTACGTGTCTTCTGACTTCCGTGACGGACGTACCGTAGGTACTGGCTTGATTGGTAACGTGTATGGCATTGATATCTACGTGTCTAGCAACTGCCCAACTCTGGAAACTGCGGCTCAAAACGGTGCTGCTAGCGGTGTAGCTTCGCGTGGTGCTTTGTTCTTCCACAAGGACGCCCTTGTAATGGCAGAGCA